ACACAGATCACTGCTCAAGATCTGAATGATGAAGACTTCACCTTGGTTGTTGACCAAGCTAACTACTACGCTTTCAAGATTGATGACATCGAAGCTGCTCACTCACATGTGAACTTCATGCAGATGGCTTCTGATCGTGCAGCGTATCGTTTGCGTGATCAATATGACCAAGATGTCTTGGGTTACTTGTCTGGTTTCTCACAGTCTGCAAAGCATGTGAATCCTGACACAGCTCGTACAGCAGCCGCTGGTACTAAGGCAGTTACTGCCGCTGGTGCTGATGAGTTGTTGGCTTCTATGAAGCTGAAAAAAGGTAGCTTTGGTAACATCACTACAGCTTCTGCTGGTGATCATTCCATTCCTTTGGCTCCTCGCCTCCCCGGTGCAACAGCATTGCCTACAGATGTGGCATCACCTTTGATGGTGATTTCTCGTATGGGTCGTCTGTTGGATCAACAGTTTGTTGATTCTGCTGGTCGTTGGTTGGTGGTCGATCCTGTGTTCATCGAGATGTTGAAGGACGAAGACAGCCGTTTGTTGAATAGTGATTTTGGTGGTTCTGGTTTGCAGAACGGCTTGGTCATTAACAACTTGCATGGCTTCCGTATCTATGTTTCTAACAACCTGCCAAAGATTGGTACTGGTGCTGGTACTTCAGGTACTGCTAACCAGAACTCCAACTATGGTGTGATTGTTGGCGGTCATGACTCTGCTGTTGCTTCTGCTCAGCAAATCACCAAGACTGAAACATATCGTGATCCCGACAGCTTCGCTGACATCGTGCGTGGTATGCATCTTTATGGTCGCAAAATCTTGCGTCCTGAAGGCATCGTCACTGCTAAATACAACGCTGCTTAAGGAGAAACATTATGGCAACTATTACAACTTTGGCTGGTGCAGCCTCCGCTGGTCGCACTGTTGGTGCTGTCCCTTACTTGGTCGATGTTACAGTTGACTTCGCTGCTGCAGCTACAGCTAAAGGCTCTGCCTTGGCTGCTGCTGATGTCATTGAAGCTCTCAGTGTTCCCGCTAACACTGTCATTTTGAATGCTGGTATGGAAGTTATCACTGCCCTTGGTGGTGAGTCTTCTGACACTACATTCGATTTGGGTACTGGTGTTGATGCTGACAACTTCGTTGATGGCTTTGATGCTGACGCTGCTGCCGCTGGTGCTTATGCCCAGAATGCTGCTGCTTTCCAGCCTATCGTAGCTGGCACTGCTGACACTATTGACATTACCATTGCCACTGCCACTACTGCTCCCACCTCTGGTGAAGTGCGTGTATGGGCTGTGTTGATGAATGTCGATGGTCGTCCTGCACGGGCTTCCGTTGATCGTGAGCAACTGGCTTAATAGCTAGTTGATGCAGGGAGGGGCTTAACCGCCTCTCCCTTTTATTGTTTAAAAAATATGTCCACATACATTTCTTTAACGAATGAATTGCTACGAAGAATGGGTGAGGTCACTATGGACTCCACCGAATTCGATGGTGCTAGAAACATCCAAGCTCTAGCAAAGAATGCTATCAATTCATCCATTAGAGAGTTGATGCACTCTGCACAAGAGTGGCCTTTTGCTTTAGCTACTCAAACACAAACACTAACTGTTGGTACAGGTACATATAGTTTTCCTTCTAATACGTCCACTGTAGATTGGGATTCTTTTTATTTAAAGAGACTCACTGCAGCTAACAATCAACCATCTCGTCTTTCTGTTCTTACTTACACTGACTACCTAAACAACCATCGTCCTCAGGAAGATGTTAATGGTACTGGTGGGTATGGTCCTACCATTGCCGTATATCAAACACAAGAGTCTAAGTTTGGTGCTACTCCTATTCCAGATCAAGCATATGAGATTGAATATAAGTATTGGTCTTTCCCTGCTGATTTATCTGTGTCTACAGATGTAGCCATTATTCCAGATAGATTTACTAATGTATTGATTGATGGTGCTATGTTCTATATGCTAATGTTCAGATCTAATGAACAAGGCGCAGCAGTATACAAAGACAAATTTGATATTGGTATTAGAGCGATGAGAAGATTGTTGTTGGATGAACCTATGTATATGAGTTCTACAGCATCTGTTAGTCCTTCATTCCATCCTAGAGTGTTTTAATGGCAGATAGAATCAGTGGCTTTAAAGTAACTTGTATTGGTGGCATGAACACCAATAGAGATGTATTGTCTCAAGGTGAAGAAAGCCCCGGCTCTGCTACACAACTTATTAATTATGAGCCTTCTATTACTGGTGGCTATAGACGCATCAGTGGATTTGCTAATAACTATGGAACAGTTACAGGAACTGGTGCTGTCTTAGGCGTATTGGTAGCAGAGAACTTAAACAATAGTATTTTTGCTTGTCGTAAACCTTCTTCTGGTACAGACTACTTTTATAGGTGGGTAGCATCATCATCCACTTGGACTGCGATATCAACTCCCGGTACAGTGACAATGGTGGGAGTTAAGAAGGTTAGGTTTACTAAATATAATTGGAGTGCTCCTAAATTTGTTTTAACTGATGGCATTAATCCAGCAGCCGTGTATGATGGTACAACATATACACAGATTACTCATGCTAATGCACCTGATAGTCCCAAGTATTCAGCAGCGTTTAAGAATCATATATTTTTAGCTGGTGATCCTACAGATCCATATAACTTATATGTTTCTTCTCCATTAGCGGAAACAGACTTTAATCCAGCTAATGGTGCTGCTGTTATTAATGTAGGCTTTGAAATTGTTCAGATAAAACAGTTTAGAGATACGCTGTATATCTTTGGTAAGAATGCTATTAAGAGCTTGGTAGGTACTAACATTGCTGACTTTGTGGTTGGTGAAGTTACAACAAATTTAGGTTGTGTTGTTCCAGACAGTGTGATAGAACTGGGTGGTAATTTATTGTTCTTAGGACCAGATGGTTTTAGGCCAGTGTCAGGAACAAACAAGATTGGTGACGTTGAGCTTGAAACTATTTCTAAGCAGATTCAATTTACCATTACATCAATCCTACAAGAATTAAATTCTGGTTCTATAGATCCAGAATCTTTGAGTTCAGTGGTTATTCGTAAGAAATCTCAATTTAGAATGTTTATTCCTAGTGAAGGAACATTTGGATTGTTAGGTGGCTTGCGTGAAAGAGAGGGTGGCATTTCTTTTGAGTATAGTCAATTGTATGGCTTTCCTGCTACCTGCTCTTCTAGTGGTTATATTGGTATTGATGAAGTAGTTATTCATGGTGATTCTACTGGTAAGGTACATAGACAAGAAACAGGAACTTCTTTTGCCACTGCTGAAATATTGAGTGTTTATCAAACTCCTTTTTATTATTTCCAAGATCCTACCATTAGAAAGAACTTCTATAACATTTCTACTTTCTTAAGAAGTGAAGGATCTTCCAATATTGTTATGGGTGTTTCCTATGACTTTGATGATTCAGTTGATGTGTTTAATCCTGCTAACTATAACTTGCCCATTGTTGGAACTGCTGCTTATTACAATGAAGCCATCTATGATGCTACAGCCATTTACGATGGTAATCCATCACCAGTGAAGAAGACAAACATTGAAGGCTCTGGTTTCTCCATTGCTTTCAAATATGTGACTAATGATACGAATGCTAGTCATACAATTCAGGGCTTGGTCTTGAATTATTCAATCAATGACAGACGCTAAGGAGAACTACTTTGACAGGCTATTTAAGACAATCTGCTGCTGATATCGTCCCAACGGGCGTAGTTAGAGCTGCACCAATTAATAATGAGCTTAATGCTCTGCGTGATGCTTTTGCCACTGCTGGTGGACATAAGCACGATGGCACTGCTGCTGAGGGTCATCCTGTTCCTGTTATTGGAGATGCTGACTTATTAAATAAGATTGCTACAGACACAGCTAACAATAGACATGGTGTGTTTGTTGAGGTGGGTGCTGCTGCTGTTGAGCAGGTTCGCTTTCAAGATGGTGCTATTGTTCCAGTAACAGACAATGATGTTGACTTAGGTACAAGTGCTCTTGAGTTTAAAGACCTGCACATTGATGGCACAGCAAACATTGACAGCTTAGTAGCTGACACTGCTGACATTAATGGAGGCACTGTTGATGCTGCTGTTATTGGTGCAAGTACACCAGCAGCAGCTACAGTGACTAATTTAACAGTTAATACAGCAGCAACAATTGCTTCTGCTGATATCAATGCAGGTACTATCGATGGTGCAGTGATTGGTGGCTCTTCTGCTTTAGCCATCACAGGCACTACAGTTACAGCCACTACTGGTTTTGTTGGTGATCTTACTGGTGCTGTCACTGGTAATACCACAGGTACACATACAGGTTCTGTTGTTGGTAATGTCACAGGTAACTTAACTGGTAATGTTACAGCCTCTACAGGCACATCAACATTCAATGATGTCACCATCAATGGTGGCTTGAACATGGATGCAGCCACTGCTGCCACCATTACAAACCTAACTAGCCCTACCAATTCTGGTGACGCAGCTACCAAAGGTTATGTAGACACAGCAGACGCATTAAAGCTTAATCTGTCTGGTGGCACAATGTCGGGTGTTATTGCTATGGGTACTAGCAAGATCACTGGACTAGGTGATCCAACTCTTGCACAAGACGCTGCCACTAAAACTTATGTTGATACATCTATCAGCAACTTAGTAGCCGCTGCTCCCGGAGCGTTAGACACTCTAGATGAATTGGCTGCTGCCTTAGGCGATGATGCCAACTTTGCCACCACAGTGACAAACTCCATTGCAACAAAACTAGCACTTGCTGGTGGCACTATGTCTGGTGCTATTGCAATGGGTACTAATAAAATCACTGGCTTAGGTGATCCTACTCTTGCACAAGATGCTGCCACTAAAACTTATGTTGATACAGCAGACGCATTAAAACTAGATCTTGCTGGTGGCACTATGAGTGGTGCTATTGCTATGGGTACTTCTAAGATCACAGGTCTTGGCAATCCCACAGCAAACCAAGACGCTGCCACTAAAACCTATGTAGACACTGCCGATGCATTGAAGCTGTCCTTAACAGGTGGCACAATGTCTGGAGCAATTGCGATGGGTACTTCCAAGATTACAGGCTTGGGTACTCCTACAGATAATGCTGATGCTACAACTAAACTGTATGTTGATGGCATCTTAGGCTCTGCTACTGCTGCTGCTGCTTCAGCTTCTGCTGCAGCCACCTCTGCTTCTAATGCAGCTACTAGTGAAAGCAATGCATCTACATCAGCATCTAATGCTTCTAGCTCTGCCTCCGCTGCTTCAACATCAGCTACCAATGCTGCTAATAGCTATGACGCTTTTGATGATAGATATTTAGGAAGTAAAACTTCTGCTCCTTCTGTTGATAATGATGGCAATGCTTTGTTAACTGGTGCTTTGTATTGGAATAGCACAAGCAATGAATTGTATTTGTGGACTGGTTCAGTATGGACTCAAGCAGCTTTTACAGCAAGTGGCTTTGCTACTTTGACAGGTACTGAAACCCTGACAAACAAGACACTAACTTTCCCTGCAATTGATAACCCTAAGATGGGTTACACAACAACTGTTACAGCAGCAGGAACTACGACTTTAACAGCCACAAGCAATCACCAACAATTCTTTACTGGTTCAACAACTCAAACAATTGTTCTGCCTGTTACAAGCACTTTGGCTTTGGGTGTAAGTTATTCAATTGAGAATAATTCAACTGGCACTTTGACTGTGCAGTCTAGTGGATTGAATTCAATCACCACTATCCCTTCTGGTGTTACAACTCGTTTCACTTGCATTTTGACAAGTGGTACAACTGCTTCGTCTTGGGACTTTGCCCAAATAGGTTTTGGAACAATCACAGGAACTGGCTCTGTTGTTTTAGCTACTTCACCTACTCTGGTAACGCCTATATTAGGCACACCCACAAGCGGTACTTTAACCAATGCTACAGGCTTGCCTCTTTCAACTGGTGTAACTGGAACTTTACCAGTAGCCAATGGAGGTACAGGAGTAACTACCTCTACAGGCTCTGGAAATAATGTTTTATCTACAAGCCCAACTTTAGTTACTCCTCTTCTAGGAACACCTACTTCGGGTAATTTGGCAAACTGTACATTTCCAACACTAAACCAAAACACAACAGGTACAGCGGCAAATGTTACAGGAATAGTTGCAGTTGCAAATGGTGGTACAGGCACAGCAACCCCTGCGCTTGTTCAAGGAACTAACATCACAATCACTGGTAGTTGGCCTAATCAAACAATTACAGCCGCAAGCGGTTCAACTGCTAACGGTCAAACCTTTACTTCATCTGGCACATGGACAAAACCCGCTGGTGTAACTTTTGTTGAAGTTGAGTGTTGGGGCGGTGGCGGTGGCGGTGGTAGTGGAGCTAGACTTGGTACTTCATCATTTCGAGGTGGTGGTACTGGTGGTGGCGGTGGAGCTAGAGCAAGGCAATTATTTTTAGCTTCAGATTTAACTTCTACTGTTACTGTGACTGTTGGCGCAGGTGGTACTGGCGGTGCGGCTCAAACATCATCTGCTAAAGGACTCAACGGAACTGCTGGCGGAACAACATCTTTCGGCTCCTACCTTGTTGTTTATGGTGGTGGGCGGGGTGGTGGTGGTGCAGGTTCAAGTGGGAGTTCTTGCCCCGGTGGTGGTGGTGGAGGCACAGGCAGTGCTGGTCAAGACTCTGCCGTTGATAGAACTGGTGGAACAACAGGGGGATATCCTACGCTTAACTCTGTTGCGGGTATTGGTGGTGGCGGAGCATATGGCAGCCCATCCGAAGCTCTTAGTAGCGAATGGGGAGGTGCTTCGGGTGGAGGCTTTGATGGCGGTGCTAATGCCAGAAATGGCGGAAGAGCAATTTTTGGTGGTTGTGGCGGTGGCGGTGGTGGTGGTCTTACCCAATACGATCAGGTGAGGTCAGGTGCTGCTGGTGGTGGATATGGATTTGCTAACGGTAATGCCGCCCAAGGTGGTGGTGGTACAGCGGGAACAGCAGATGGCGCAGCAGGTGGTGCAGGGGCTGTGTTAGGGAGTTTATCTGGTGAAGGTGGTGGCGGTGGTTCATATGGATCTGCAAGTAATGGCGGTGCTGGCGGTGCTGGCGGTGCTGGTGGTGGCGGTGGCGGTGGCGGTGGCTCGACAACAACTTCACGAGTAACTTCAGGTGCTGGCGGTAATGGCGGTAGCGGTCGTGTTCGTGTTTATGCTTGGTAAGGAGAAAAAATGAAACACGCTGTAATTGATAATGGAATTATTGTTAACGTAGTTTTGTCGGAGTCTGACTTTGCTGCTCAGATGGGTTGGGTTGCTTTCCCTGACTATGTTGACAACAAGGCAGTTGGTATTGGTTGGGGTTACGATGGCACAAATTGGATTGCGCCAGAAGAGCCACCAGAAGCTGAACTTGCTCCAGAAGTCACAGTTGATGTGGAGCGTATATGAGTGTAGGCGGCACAATTCAAATTGTTGACAATGTGTTTGTCAAATTAATGTGCCTTAATAATGTTGGCGATAAAGTCACAGGCCACGTTCATACGTTTGACCACATCACTTTATTGTCGACTGGCAGAGTAATCATGAGGGCAAGAGGTGTTGAAAAAGAACACGTTGCTCCAAAGATTCTTGTGACACCAAAAGGCATCAGCCATGAGTTTGAAGCCCTAGAAGACAATACTGTTTTATCTTGCATTCACGCCATTCGTGATGGTGATGGTGAAGATGATGTTGCACCACAAGATATTACTAAAGAGCAAGCTGAAGACTTACTGCAAAAGTTTCCTTTAACTGAATAGTCATGTAAGACAAATACAACTACACAATCGGAATAAACTATGACAACAACTTGGACTATCTCAACACTTAATCGTGAAACCACTACAGGTTTTGTAACTACAGCCACAGGCACACTGTGGTCTGCATGATGGAAGAGGTTACACACGCTCAAATCTATGAACGCCTATGCGAAGTTGAAGCTAAGGTGGATCAGCTAGATAAGAACACACAAACTGTGGTGGCTGCTTTCAATGCAGCCTCTGGTGCATTCACTGTGCTTGAGTGGCTTGCTAGAGCAGTGAAGCCCATCTTAGTTATTGGTGCTTTCTGTGGGGCTATATGGCTTGCTATAGAAAACAAGCTGCATCAGTAATACTTTTATTATTAATATCTTTCCCTATCGGGTCCAAAGAGGAGAAATATAAATGTGTCCGATGGACATGGACTGGAGATGTGTATAACAGAAAAGTTGTATGCATTGAATGGAAAAAGGTTGAGCGATGATTGATCCCATCACCGCCCTAGCTGGCATACAAACAGCCATCAGCATGGTCAAGAAGGCCAGTGCTGTGGCATCTGATCTTGGGTCTTTAGCCCCAATGATTGGTAAGCTTTTTGACGCTAAATCAACTGCCACTAAAGCTTTAATTGAAACGAAGAAGAGTAAAGGTTCCAACATGGGAACTGCTCTTCAGATTGAGATGGCTCTTGAACAAGCTAGAGCGTTTGAAGAAGAACTCAAGATGCTCTTTATGACCACAGGCAAGATTGATGTGTGGAATAAAATTAAAGCTCGGCAAGACCAGATGGATATTGACGATGCAAGAGAGCTTCGTGCTTTAGAGCGAGCAGAAAAGAAAGCCAAAGAAAAAGAAGCCGAGATGAATGAGCTGGTAATGATTATTGGTGGCTGTGCTTTTGTTTTGCTCTTGGTATTCATTGGTATTAATGAGTTGATGACCTTTTGTGAGACAACAAAAAGGTGTGGGCGGTGAACGAATATCAAAAGACCTTTGACTTATGTATAAAGATATTTGTCTATGGGTGTGTAGCTCTGTACTTCTTAGGCTTCCTGAAGTTCTTGCCTGATGATTTGTCTGACAAGATTGTGAACTTGTTATTAGGAAAGGTTGGCTTATGAAAGTAACACCCTATCAACACAATGCAAACATGATTCGTGAATATCAGAAGGTTATTCATCAACAGCATTTAAAAGACTTAGAGAAACTTAACCGCCAAACTCAAGAGAAGATTAAAGCTCAGTGGGTTAGGGCAGATTCTGTGGATGTAATGGTATGAAATATTTATTATTGTTATTGCTGCTCACTGGTTGTGAAGACAGGTACAGATACTTCTGTCAGAACCCTGACAACTTTCATGCTGAGCCATGTCAGAAACCTAGATGTCAATTCACACAGACATGTCCTGAGTATTTAGTTGCACCAATATTGGAGAAACAAATTGAGAGAAGTGCTAATCAAAATGCTGACACCCAACCAGCAACCAAAGCCAAAGCTAACAACTGAAGAGTTTGAAGTTAGGGTTTGGGGGTTTGTAGTGGTGGCTATTACAGTCATCCTATTTGGTATTGTGTTTGCCCTACTGTATTCTGTTACCTTTGTAACACAACCAATTAAGAGTATGGCTCCGATTGACCAAGCCTACACCAAGATGCTTAATGATATAGTATTACTTATTGTAGGTGGTATTGGTGGCATTGTAGGTAAGAGGGCAGTTAACTCAGCACAGAATGCTTTTAGACCACAGCCTCCAATGCAGGGCTGTGGTGGTGGATATGGAGGTGGTGGTGGCTATGGTATGCCCAACAGCAGCTACGCCCCTCCACAATCGGCCTATGGCCTTCCTAGCCAGCCCTTTGGTGCTATGCCTGTCTGGAAGAATCCAGAGCTAGACGAAAGCTGGACTCCCGGTCCTCCACCAACAACACCTCCTGAACACATGGAGCCTGATGAGGATAGGGAAGAGATAGCAGCAGCTAGAAAAGAGGCTGAGTGATGTTACCTATTCCGCTGCCTTGGCTGATCATTAGTGCAATGGTTGCACTGTTTGGAACATATCAAGTTGGTCATCACTATGGCTGGATTGAGCGTGATGAAGAGATGCAGATAGAGATAGCTAAGAAGAATGAAGAAGCCCGTGAAGTAGAGAAGAACATGACTTCTAAACTTGCTGATAAAGAAACAGAGTTGAGAAAGGCAAAGAATGAAATATCTAAAAAGCAGTCTGCTATGCGTGAGCTTGCTAACACTGGCAGGTTGCGCCTCCCCACCACCAGTTGTGTACAAACCAGCACAAGTGCCACCCCTGCCACAGGAGATAGCAGAGACGAACCTTCCGAACTTGAGCGACAGACTATTGCAACTCTTATCGACATCGTTGCCGAAGGAGACAAAGCCATCGTCAAACACGCCCAATGTGTCGCAGCCTACAACGAAATGAGGGAGCTGGTTAATGGTAAACGCTGAACAACTAAGACAACTTAAGATTGATCCTGCCTTGGTAGATCCTTTTAATGAAACCTTTGAGAGGTTTGGTATTGTTACTCCTGCACAACAGGCTTCATGGATTGGTCAATGTGGGCATGAGTGTGGGAACTTCCGCATCATGGAAGAGAACCTGAACTATCGTGCTCCTACCTTGCTTAAGCTGTTTCCTCAGAATCCTAAGCGTGTATGGGGCTTCACCCCTGAGAGTGCTGCTGCCTATGAAAAGCAGCCAGTTCGTATCGCCAATAGGATTTACGGCAATCGTATGGGCAACAGGGATGAGGCTAGTGGGGATGGTTTTCGTTTTCGTGGATCCGGATTTCTCCAGCTAACTGGCATGAATAATTTCTACCACGCTGGACAAGCCTTGGGAGTTGATTTCATTATGCAGCCTGAGCTGGTGCGTACACCTATGTATGCTGCCCAGACTGCCGGATGGTTCTGGCAGACTCACAGGCTCAACCAATATGCTGACAGTGGTGACATCCTCACTATGACAAAGCGTATCAATGGTGGTACTATCGGACTTGAAGATCGTAAGAAGCATATTGAACATGCCTTACATGTATTAGGTGGTTGACTAAGCCCCTAAATTGTGGTATGACAAGGCTTAAAGGTATATAATGTTACCAGCTTCTCTAAGTATTATTGGCAGAGAAGTGCCGATTAGAGTTGTAGATGTATTTCCAGAACAACTGGGAGAGTACAGCTATGATGATTATGCAATTAAAGTAAAGTCTGGTCAGCACCCTTTAGCGGAGGCAGATACATTGTTACATGAATGTATACACGCTATAGACGACTGCTTCCAATTAAAACTGTCGGAGAGACAAGTGTATTGTTTAGCTGTAGGAGTGTTAGCACTACTTAGAGATAACAGAGATATGCTTGCTTATTTGACTGAAGCAATAGAGAAACCAAGAAACATATGAAAGATTTTACAGCACAACAAAAGGAAATCGTAGCTAGAAAGCTAGGATACGATGGTCCTATGCAAGGCTTTGATGAGTTTATTTCATCTTCTCCTGCACTAGAAGCTAAGTATGCTGCCATCTCTGGTAAGTTTGTTGAGCGTATGGCTAGGGGCGGGGATGTTAAACGTAAACACTTTGTTACTGGTGGTGGCGTTACTAATCAGGTAGTTTCTGATTGGTGGAGCAAACCAGAAAATCAGGCTAAGTCTGATGCTGAGATTAGAGCTGTAATGGATGAATTTAAAGTGTCTCCTACGCAGTTTGCTACATCTATTGGTGCTAATGCAGCGGATGCTATAGATATTCAGAGAAGATATGATCTTGCTGGACAAAAAACAGAAGTTGTTAATACTGGTGGTGTTAAACAAGCTGGAAATGTTACTCTTGATTCATCTGGTAAACCTACAGTAGGAGATGCTGCTCAAGTAACAGCAGCACAGATTACTGCCAATCAAAGTCAAAACGTAGCTACAGCTAACAGAGCAGATGATCTGGCTAACACAGCCAAAGGTGCTGCTGCTATTACAGCAGCCACTGCTGCTACTCCTGCTGCTGCCAAAGCCTCTACATACACTGCACAGCAAACTGCTGGTGATGTAACCGAGTTATTAAAAGGCGTTGCTCCGGCAGTTGGTACTGTTGGTACATCTAGTCAAGTGGCTGCACAAACAGTAGACCCAACAAAGACAAATCTGGCTGGCTTAATTGCCGCAACTCTTGATAAAGCTCAGACTGTTGCGGGTGCTCCAACTAGAGCACTACAAGAAGGTGAACAAGTATCTGCTGCTGTTGATGCTGCCAGAGCTGAAACAACTGCTAAGGCTACAGAAGCTGCTGCTGCTGCGGGAACAGTGACAGAAGACATGACTGTTCAAGGACAGCTTGCTAAACTCACTGCCAACTTTGATGCAAAGAACCCACCCCCGTGGGCTGCCGCTGCTCTTAGAGAGGCCACTGCTGTAATGGCAGCTAGGGGTATTGGTGCTTCTAGTCTAGCAGGTCAGGCTTTAGTTCAAGCTACGTTTGAAAAGGCTTTGCCTATTGCCAGTGCTGATGCTGCCATTTTCCAACAGATGGCTTTACAGAATCTTTCTAACAAACAACAAACTGCTGTGCTTGCTGCACAACAACGTGCTACTTTCTTGGGTCAAGAGTTTGATCAAACATTCCAAGCAAGAGTTACTAACGCTGCTAAGATTTCTGACATTGCTAACCTCAACTTTACAGCCACTCAACAGATTGCTCTAGAGAATTCTAAGATGGCACAGACAGTTGATCTTGCCAACCTTAGTAATCAACAAGCCACCATCATGGCTTATGCTGCACAAGTAGCAAATCTTGAGGTGACAAACCTTAATAATAAACAACAAGCTGCTGTTGTTAATGCTCAAGCCTTCTTACAGATGGATTTGTCTAACTTAAGTAATCAGCAACAAACAGTGTTATTCAAGACACAACAGATGACAAATTCATTGTTATCTGATGCTGCTTCTATGAATGCTTCTCTTCAGTTTAATGCTGCAAGTACCACACAAGTAGATCAGTTTAATAATACATTGTCTACACAGGTAACACAGTTTAATGCTACTCAGAAGAATGCTATTTCTCAGTTTAACACTGACCAAGAAAATGCAATGTCTAAGTTTAATGCTGAGGTGCAGAACCAACGTGACACATTCAATGCTACACAACGATTGGTTATTGACCAGTCTAATGCTCAATGGCAGAGAGAAATTGCTACAGTTAACACAGCAGCTAACAATGCAGCTAACACATTGAATGCACAACTGTCGCAGAACATGACACTAGCTGAGTATAACAATGAGACACAGCTTTATAGAGACAGTGTTTCATTTGCTTGGCAAGCTGGACAGAATGATTTAGATAGAGCTAACAAGTTAGCAGTGTCTGAAATAACTGCTTCTGCGGGAGTAAAAACAGCAAATGCTTCAGCAAAGAATGATTTATTAAAAACAGGTGCTAAAGCAGCAGCTATGTTCCTTTTATCTGATGAGCGTATGAAAAATGTACATGGTCCAATTACCAATGCTCTAGATAAGATTAAAGAGATTGGTGGATATTCTTACAACTACAAAGTAGAGACTGAGCCTTTTGGTTATAGCAGTACAATCACGACAATGGGTGTGTTGGCTGGACAAGTTAAGAAGGTGTTGCCTGATGCTGTTAAGCCAGCTCCTTTTAATGTTGGCTTTGATGTGGTGGACTATGCAGCAGTTAATGGATTGTTAGTGGCTGCAGTTAATGAACTCATCACTAAGGTTGATTTGCTTTCTACACGATTGAGTGATCTGGAGAAAAAATAATTATGAAGAATTTTAAAAAGTATTACAGCAAGATCAATAACATTGTTGATAAGACTATGTCAACACCTAAAATTGACCCAGTGTCAAAAGGTATTGTGCAACGTCCAGCGAAGAAAGAAGAAGCACCAGTAGGAAAGATGACTGCTGAACAACAAGTGGCTAGATATGTTGAAATTATTCGCAAGCAAAAGAAGGAACTTCTAAATGATAAAGCCTGAAGATTTTTTAGAAGCTCCTATTCCCGGAATGTCTTTAACAACAGAGCCGGGTAGTGTTCCTTGGGAACAACCACCACAACTTGTAACGCTTCAAGAAGTAGCTGATTACTATATTAACAAACTTACAGAAGATCAAGAAGCTATTGATAAAACCCTTGATGCTATTGAGCTTGGTGTCCCACTTCAATCGTTAGCTAATGGAACCATCTTATTTAATATGATGAAGGGTATTCATACTATTGATGTAGGCTTCTTAGTGATGCCTATCATTGTTGAAATGTTCATCACCTTAGCAGAACTGAATGATATTAAATATTCTATAACTCCTGAAGATACAATTAAAGGTAAGGTCTTAGATAGAAGTCTTGTAGAAAAGATTGTTAATAGTTCAGAAGGGAAAACTGAAGAAGCTATTCAGTCTCTTGCTCCTGTAGGTAAGGGTTTAATGTCTAAAGGAAATATGTAATGTCTTTTTTAATTCCACTATTAACAGGTGCTCTTGAGGGGTTTACTGAAAAGACCAAGCAGGAAGATGAAGTTAATGCTGCCAGTATTCAAGAGAAACTTAAAGCTTCTTATACAACTAGACTAGAAAAGAAAAAAGAACTTGATACTGAAAGAACAGCAGCAACTAAGGTTGTTAATTCTCTTAGAGGTATTGAGTTTGCTGATGGTCCTTTGGACAACAGTCAGCTAATCAACATTGCTACTAAACCTAAACTAGCTGAGAGTATTCTTAAGAAACTGGATGATGATCCAGAATGGTTTAAGAATACAAAGAGAGGTTTTATTAAGCAAGTTGAAGGCGTTGATCCTACCATTGATATTAATAAACACTTTGACAGTGTCTATCGCTTACAGAAAGAAGCAGCAGCTAGTGCTGAAGCTTTCTTTGCTGCACCTGAAGATGCTTCGTTCTTAGAGAAGAGGACAGCAAGAAAGAATTTAATCACTGCTAAACAAACAGCAGCTAAACTTGGTGTGTCATTAGAAGACTTACTGGCTACATATAAGCCATCATCTTCCTTTGTTTCTAACATGGGCAGAGTAGATCCTTCTGCTTTAACTAAACCTGAAGACTTTGATAAGATGGAGAAAAGACTTAAGGCTGAGTTTGTTAAAGCTCAGCAGTCTGGTGATCCAGAAGCAGTTTCTAAAGCTGATTCCAACATTGGTAAGCTTGTCATCTTGAATGAGAAGCTAAGACTTGAGAAGAAGTCTGAGGCAGAAATTCAAAGTGATATGGTTACAGACATTCAGAAAGCTAAATCTGAAGGTACTCCGGCTGGTCAATCTAAGGCTAAGAACTTAGAAGCTTTGTTACAACAACGTAAAGTATTGTTACAAGCTTTGCCTACAGTTACAGCAGAGAAGACATCACAAAGCAACTGGATTACCATTGCTAATAGAGCAGTGTCTTCTAGAATGGAAGAGCTTATTCCCGGTAAGTTTATCTCTACTGTTGCCTTGGATGGCACAATCACTATGACACCTAAGTCAATTGGTAGTACAGAATTTCAAGCTGCTATGACTAAGGCTAAGAGTGAGGTTGTTAATGACTTCACTAGCAATGGTGCTCCTAAGTCTGAGTTTCATAAGAATGCTTTGATATCTATCGGTGTAGGCTTTAGAGATGGTAGACCTGTGGTGGGTGGTAATGTATTAACTACCGCAGATGTTGAAGCTCAGAAGGCCGCTGCTGCTGCGTCTGCAGCACCTGCTCCTGCCCCTGCTCCCACTGCACCTGTAGTGCCAGCATCTACAGCAAGCGGTAGGGCAACACCTTCACCTGCTCTACCCCTACCATATACACCACAAGGTCAGCCAGACACTTCTAAATTAATTGCAGGAAAAACATATAGATCTTCAACTGGTGGTACTAGAAAATGGAACGGCACTAGCTGGGAACAATAAATGGCTAACGAATTTGATCTTTTTACTTCAGCCCCTACGGGGGCTTCTGTTTCACCTGTACAGGATGAGTTCTCTTCCTTTGTTGCATCGACAACAGCTCAAGCTCCTGCTCCTATGGCAGAGAAGCCACCAGTAGACCTAACTAAACCTGCTTTTCCTGCTCCTCGACAGAGAGCTACGAAGTTGGTGGAGAGAGCAGCAACTATTAAAGAAGAAGAAGCAAAAAAGATTCCTTTCGATGATTTGTGGAAAGATAACAATAACTACAAAGTCATTCAAGAATATGCTCTTGCTAGATTTGGGCAACAAGAGGGCACTCCTAGAAGAGGAGAAACAAAGCAAGACTTTGTGAATCGTTTTGCTACGCACATGCGTATGCTAGATACAGGCAATGAGTTTAATAGTGTTGGTGAGTTGCAATACTTAAACAACGCTAAGAGAGAAGACATTCTTAAAGCAGGTGCTGCTTATGATTTGTTCAAGAACACTGCTGGTGTGTTTGACGAACAGAACAGAGGACAAAAAGGATTCCGTCCTGTGATGGATGTGTTGTCTAGTATTATCAGTAGTCCATCCACTGCTCTTACTTTAGGCACAGGTAAGATTGTTAGTAGTGGTTTAACAAAACTGGCAGCAGAGAAAGGCACTAAAGCTGCTCTCACTTCTGCTAAGGGTTTTGGTATGGCAACAGCTACACCAGCCGTTAGTGCTGCTACAACAGCAGCACAAGATGCTGTAGCACAGAAGATTGAATTGAATGTAGCACAAGCTGAGTTTGATCAAGCAAAGAAGATTGATCCAATGACACTCACTGAAGAAGGACAGAAACAACTTCAAGCTTACATTGATGATAGACAAAAGAAACTAGAAGAAGGTGTTAGTGGTAAGCGTGTAGCTTTAGCTGGTGCTATTGGTGCTGTAACAGAGACAGCAGAAGTGTTACCTTTCCTTCGTGGTGCAGGAAAGAAGGCAGGGGTTAGCCAACTGGATGAAATCCTTAAGACTAGAAGAGTACCAGCTACAGGAGAAACACCAACTCCTAAGGTGGAGGTTAAGGCTAAAGATCCAACAGAGAAAGCATTAGAAGATTCCTACGATATCTTTGAAGGCCGTAGGCTTCTTGATGAGCAAGGAAAACCAACATCTGTAGCACAGATGGAAGTTAGGAACGATCTCAATAAGAAAGCAACACTAATTGCGCAAGACATTTGGAAACAGATTCCTGAGTTTGCACCACAGGCCACAGAGAAAGTGTCTGATGCTATCAAGCGTACACTTGAATCAGTAGATACCTTTGATGATGTTGTGTTTGAAAGAGCATTGGCATCTGCTGATGTAACACCAGATGAGTTTGCTAAGATGTTTAGAACATCTGTTGGTGATGCTGCTCGTTCATTGCAGAGCTTGTCTGTTGTTGCTCGTCTACAAAACAAACTAAAGAACATTGATCCTGCTGCTGCTGCAGAATTGAACAAGATGTATGGTGATAGAAGTGCTATCACTTCAGCCTTCACTGGAGTCAAAGACTTTGGTATGCGTCTTGATAGAGAGTTGAAATCCTTGATGGTGTCTCAGATTTCTACCACCATTCGCAATGCTTTCTCTGGTGTTTCTGTTGTTACATTTGGAACAGCAGCAGAGGCTATTGAATCTACTTTATATCGAATAGGTAAGACAGCAGGTGAACTTGCTACAGGTAAGCCTGTCACTGGTAGTTTCACTGGTGGTATCAAAGGTATCTATGATGATTCTATTCGCTCTGCTTTCTACTTAGGACAAAGAGAATTATCTGCTGATGTAACAGATGCTTTGCTCAGTGGTACTCCAGCCTTGTATAGAAAGATGGTTAAGACAACATGTGAAGCTGGTCCTAATGATTTGTCTAAGGCAGCACAAATTGCTAACACATTTAACGTAGCTCAAGATGCTTTCTTCCGCAAAGCTATGTTCACCTCTTCAGTTGAAAAGCAACTAAGCCGTGTTGGTATTAACATGTATGATGTAATTGCTCAAGGTAAGCAAGTACCTTTTGATGTGTTACAGAATGCTGTTAATGAAGCACTCACTGGTACATTCAGTAAGATGCCTACCAAAGGTCCAATGTTCCATGCTGTGAAGTTTATTGAAGAGCTTGGTCCTATTGGTTCTACAGTGATTCCTTTCCCCCGCTTCATGGCTAACGCTATGGAATGGACATATAAGCACATGCCTACTGGTGTGTTATCTGGTAGCACAGACATTGCTGCTGGCCTAACTAAGATGGCTAAGGGCGAAGCTGACATGGGAACTAAACAAGTTACTATGGGGCTTGAGAACTTATCTAAAGGTGCTACAGGCACTGCTGCTTTATACGCTGCTTATAAATATAGACAAGAGAACCAAGACACTGAGTGGTACAACATAAAGAACCCTGATGGTTCCACTGTAGATGCTAGAGTTTTATTCCCTGCTGCTCCTTTCCTTGCCTTAGGTGATTACATTGTTAAATTCCAAAATTCTAGAACAGATGAATTTAAGACTAAGGAATTCTTAGAAGCTATGATTGGTTTCAAAGCACCAGCAGGTACATACTCATGGCTTGGTGATAAGTTTGCTGAAGCACAATCAAATGCAGCAACAGGTGAAGACACTGCAGATAACAAAGTTAAGACATTCTTTGGTGAGTGGGCAGGTCAATATTTAGGTAGAGCACTTATTCCTTTCCAACAATTGAGCGATATCTTTGGTGCAATTGACCGGAATGAAACCCTGCCAAGAGATGCTACTCAAATTCCAGCAGGTGAAGAAGGATTTACTTCATCATTTAAACAGGAACTGACAAAGCGTACTCCTGTGTTGAAACAAGAACTTCCTGTATATCAACCACCACTTAGAGAAACAGCAGCATTCAATGACAATGGTCCATTAAAGATGTTGTCTGGTATTGCTGTTAAGGGAGTTCCTTCTGCTCTTGAAGCTGAAGTTACTCGACTCAAAGTGCCGGGTAATAAAATATTTACAAGCACAGGTGACAAGATTGTTGATGCTGATGCCCGTAAGATTATGGCTCCATTGGTTCTTGAGCAGTTTGATAATCTTAAGCAAACTTCTTTCTATCAGGAAGCCAGCAAAGACTTGCAAAAGATTTCTTTACAAAATCTTATTACTTGGGCGGGTACAACAGCTAAAGAAATAGCATCAGATAAAGCAACTGCTGCAGCCTATTCTGTAGAAAAACAACCCCGTTTGTTTGAGATCCAATATTCTAAACTAGCTCCAGAACTTAAGCGTGTTGTTGTTGAAACATACAGACAGCAACAGGGTAAAGAATTAGATGTAACAAAAGACTATGCTTCTGCTTTGGCTATTGCTGCAGCTATGCGGGAGTTACCCGGATATGCTGTGGGTGGTGATGTAAGAGAACTGGGTAAAGCTTCTCTGTATGAGAATCAAATGAAGAAGCTTACAGCTTCTAAACTAAAAGTTATTAGTGGTGAGTTTAGAGAAGTGTATGGTAGACCTTTTAATCCAGACACAGACTATAGAGAAGCAGTATCCTTAGCTAAAGATGTAGGACTACTCGGCACTGGCTATGCTCTGGGAGGTGTTGTTAAGATGAATCCCGGTGGCTTCTTAGCTAAGAAGCTTGTGGGTGAGGCAGCAGAGACTGCCATTAAGAAAGGTGCATTGTCTTTAACTGATATTGTTTCTAAACATAGCATCTCTCCAGCAGTGGAGCAAACTACACAGGCTTTGATTACACCTACTGTTAAAGAAGGTGCAGCATCTGCTATGAAAAAGATACCATACAATAAAAACAAGTATGCTACTCCTGTGTCTAAGCCAGTAGAAGATATTCCTATGGATGTAGAAGGGGCTAATAAACTAGCTGACCTTGAAGCAGCACAGAAGCCAGCAGCATTAGACGCTGACATGGAGAAACTTGTTGATGAAGCAGAGGCTTCATTTACACCAACAACTAAAGAAGACGATTTCTGGAATGCTGAGCCAACAAATCCTAAAGCTACTCCTGCTAAAGATCCAGAGTTTGAAATTAAAGAAGTTGAATATGATGAAGAAGGTTATCCTATTGAACCCGGCAGCACACCTACACCACCTACTAAATCATTAGCACAAAAAAGAGTAACCATTTCAAAGATACCTGAAGGTAACTTAAATGCACAAGTAGGTAATGGCATAAGCAGTACTGAAACTAGAAAGGCTATGCTTGCTAAGATCAGAATGGATAGACAAGATTCTTTTGATTCTTTAATTGCTATGCCTGAAGTTTCTAAACTTCCTGATGCAGAAGATGTTATGGCTGTAGTGCAGGGAGACTTCAGATATACAACAGGCAGAGAAATTAATTTAAATAGTGCAGAGGATATGCAGAAAGCTGCTGAGATGGCTAAGCAATATCAAGACAGGCTCAATAGACTTAGAGAAGAATATAAAGATGTTCCTCCTATTAAACTATTTCATGGAAGATCTTCATACAAAGAAGGACCATCTTTAAGATGGAAGACTGGCTTTGATGATCCTCAGTTTCATGGTAATGCTCACAGTGAATTACATGTTGGTGGTACATCATTCACTAGAGATATTAACTTAAACTTTGAAAGCGAAGCTTTTGGTGGAACTAACCCAGAGAAACTTGTGTATACAAAGATACCCTATGCTGACTATATGTTCAGTAGGGTTCCTATGTCCAGCAAACAATATGGCCTTGAAGACTTTAACACCATTGCCAGATCAATTAATGGATCCGAAAGGGTAGTTAGACCTGTTTCTCTTTCCCGTTCTGGTAGCTTCAAAGAAGCAGAGGACATGATTACTGAGACAGATAAACTAAGACCACAGGGTAAGGCATCAGGCCGACAGCTTGAGGTGTTGTCTGCTGTTGAAGAAGCTAAGAAAGCTTTGAAGGGTGTACCTTTAGTTGAAGAAGGAAAGACCCCTATGTTCGCTAAAGGAAGAACACAAAGTGTAGGCTTCACTGAGAGAACAGATAAAAATAAAAAGATTGCTCTTAATTTATTTGAGTTAAATAGTGTCTTTACTAACGCAAAGACAACAGAGAAAGAGCGTATCATTGCTGCTAATCAAGCATATAAAAATATTAAAGACTACTTTAATAATGCTTTAGAGTATGGCTCTATTACCTCAACTAAAGAAGGTACTGGTCAGCGTTACCATAATTTCTTAAGAGATGTATCAGAAGTTATTCAGGCTGAAGACTATCCAAAAACTGTTGCTAGTGGAAACTTAGCAGGGCAGAGAAGAAGAGTTTATACTGGTAAACTTCTAGAGAATACAGCAGAAGTTTTAAAGGCTAACGGATCAACTGAAAAAGCTAAACTATTAACAGATCTTAATAGTGAACTAGGTAAGCTTAAGTATGGTAATGATTTGAAGAAACAAATAAATGCTATTGATAATGTCAGAAACCTTACTAGGAAATTTAATAAGGGTGGTTTAGCAAGCCGAAAATAATGGTATGCCTGAAGGGAATCGAACCCCTAGCCTACAACTTAGAAGGTTGTTGCTCTATCCAGTTGAGCTACAGGCATATATGAGTTAGTCTATCAAGAGGAACCTTGTAAAAGAGTTCTCCTTGGTAGACATATTTATTTCTAGACTCTTTAATTTCTGAAGCTAGTACAGCAGCAGCTTCGCAATGAAACAATGCTGTCCCATCTTTATTAATAGAGAAGAAGTGTGTAGGTAGTTCTTGTGTTAAGAGCTTCTTCTTCCTAGCAGGTACATTCAAATCTTCATAGGGAAACTCTACAGTTTTCCATGACAGTCTGACTTCTACCTCAGCATATCCCACCAACAAGCTGTCTTTATACAGATGCAGATCAACCCCATATCTATCGGGATTATCTCTAGCTTCCATATTCCAAAAAGAAGAGACATAGCTTTTAACTACATCTCTTCCAAACTTGTCATATGTGTCGTGTAGTTCTTTATCGAACCGCTTGGTAGCCATTAAGTCTTTCAATGTTATCGAAGTAGCCACGATCAAAACCTCGTTGCCACTCTTTACCTGCCACAGATACTGGGTCATATTGATTGACCAACCATCCATGTCTGAAAGCTTTATAGCCCTGTTCAAATTGAATACGCAATGGTGCAGATCGTTCAGACTTGACTTGCATGTTATTCCCCTGTAGGTTTGTTACCTTTAATGAGTTCACCAATCTCTTCAAACTCACCAATATAGATACTAAGAAAAGGCAACTTAAGTAGTATACCACTATAAGAGAACAATTTATCTTGTGGTCCACCATCATCTATGATGTGACAGATGGTGTCATTGAATTCAATATCTAGCCCAATGCCCTGCCTTAGTTCTACAACTATCATGCAGCTTTACCCCATACATCATCCCATGTACCAGTGGTAGCACCCTTGCTGTAGTCTGTTACACGCTGCTCAAAGAAGTTGGTGTGGCTAACACCAAGCATACCATCTACCCACGGCAGAGGGTTCTTCTTAATCTTATAGATGCCTTTCATCCCCATAGAGATGAGTCTACGATCTGCAATGTAGCGGATGTATTGCTTCACTTCTTCTTTCGTAAGCTTCTCGACCTCGACCATCGAAAAAGCCAGATCCACAAACTGATCCTCCAGACCCACCATTTGATCTGCAATTTCCTTGATGCGGTCCGAAGTCGTTTCATCCTGATGGTGCTTAACATACTCACGATAAACCTTAATCATACCTTCAGCATGCTGAGTTTCGTCCACAATAGACCAAGCAATGATTTGGCCCAACCCTTTAAGCTTACCATTCCTTGCAAAATTAAGCAACATAACAAAGCTAGAGAATAGCTGCATGCCCTCACCAAAGGCAGAGATGGCAGCAATCTTCTCAGCCATTGGTGCTGCACTAAGATTGTTAATGTAGTCATGCTTCTGCACCATCTCTCCATACTGTAGGAATTCATTGTATGTAGACTCAGGCAAGCCTAAGGTTTCAATGAGGTGGGCATATGCTGCTACATGCAGGGCTTCCCTACTAGCAAAGCCACTCATCATCATCCTCACCTCAGGCTGCTTGAATATAGGAATGTAGTGGTCATGATAACCACTGCCAATATCCAAGTCACCCTGTACAAAGAAGCGCAAGATCTTTGTTAGAAACTCCTGCTCATGGCTGCTTAGTTTCTTGTAGTCTTTAACATCCTCAGACATAGGCACTTCTGTATGAAGCCAATGGCTCTGCTCATGCTGCAACCAAGCATCATAAGCCCAAGGATATTTGAAAGGTTTGAATGTTGTACGCTCTTGCGTAATGTCTGTCTTAGTCTTTACCATATCAACCTTCACATGCTAAACAAGTTTCACCTTCTGCCACCTGCTTCAAATCAATATCGTCTTCAATCTTCTGACGCTTGATCTGAGCACCCACCTTATCTGCCTTACGCACCTTCTCTGAACGAAGATAGTATAAGCTTTTAAGTCCACTCTTCCAAGCAAGGAAGTGGATGGCATGTAGATATTTAATGGATACATTGGCATGGAAGAACAAGTTAATGCTCTGACCTTGGTCAATGTATTTCTGTCTGTCTGCTGCAAGCTCAACCAACCAACGCTGATCAATCTCCATAGCAGTCTTAAACACTTCCTTCAAGTTGTCAGGAATGTCTAGGTGCTGTACAGATCCTTCGTTGCTGATAATGGATGCCCATGTGTCATCATCGTCCATACCCAGTGCAGCAAGTTGTGCTTTCAGGAACCTATTCTTGTATACGAATGCTCCGCTGAGTGTATCCTGCCTAAATACATTTGCTCTGTAAGGCTCGACCGAAGGGCTAGTATTCCCCATGATAAGGCTGCTACTAGCGTTAGGGGCAATAGCAGTATGATGACTAAACCTTCTATTAATATTGCCGTGACCAGCATCGATACAACTGCCACGCTGCTGCTCCAAGACAGAGTCAGCAAGTAGACACGAAGAATGAATGTGCTTAAAGATTTCATTGTTATAACTCTTAGCCATCACACCATCGATGGCTACACCTTTCTTTTGTAATAGGGCATGGAAGCCTAGAGTACCAACACCAATGCTACGCTCCATCATTGCACTGTACTTAGCTCTTGCAATTGTTGATGGTGCTTTGTCGATGAAGTATTGCAAGACATTGTCTAGCATTTCCATAACATCTAAGATGAATTGCTTGTCATTCTTCCAGTCATCGTAGTATTCTAAGTTGAGAGAAGACAAGCAGCATACTGCTGTTCGTTTATCGTTAGTTGGTAGAAATATTTCTGTACACAGATTGCTACCATTAATCTTCAAGCCCTTGTCACTCAACCACTTAGGCATAGCCTTGTTAGCTGTATCAATGAACACCAAGTAAGGCTCACCTGTCTGCATACGCAGGTCTAGGATTTTCTGCCACAGATATTTAGCAGACACTGTCTCCACCACCTCACCATTGGCAGGGTTCTTCAACTGGAAGCTATCATCAAAGTCAGGATCTTTCATGGCCTTCTCAATGATGGTCATGAATTCATCAGTGATGTTGATGCCGTGATGTAGGTTTAGTGTGCGTACATTCTGATCACCAGTGGGCTTACGCATCTCCAGAAACTGGATGATGTCAGGGTGGTGAATGTCTAGGTAGGCAGCATAGCTACCCCGTCTTGTACGGCCTTGACGATAGGCCAAGGAACTGGCATCGTAGATTTTGAGGTGGGGCATAACACCAGTAGACTTATCGTCACCATTGCGGATACCAACATGAACCCCAACACCACCACCATACATGGATAGCCAGTTAGTTTCTGATAGGTTATCGACCAAGCCTTCTGCACTATCATCCATGTAATTAAGAAAACAGCTAATAGGGAGGCCACGCTTAGAGCGACCAAAAGATAGGATAGGTGTAGAGTAGCTAAGCCAGTGCTTGCTGCTGTAGTCATACAGTCGCTGAGCATGTTCCTGATTAGACGCAAACGATTCCGAAACATATGCAAATCTTTCTTGAGGACTAACTTCTTCATCCTTCATATAACTTTCTCTCAATCTCTGGATGCCTAGTTCATCGAACAAACTATCCCGAGACAGGTCAATACTGACCTTAAACTTTGCCATAAAAATACTCCTGCTGTGGTGGAAAAAATGGGAGCCGAAGCTCCCGAAAGGAAAGGTAGTTATACCTCAGTTGACTTCTACTTGCCAGTTACAAATAGAGATGGAAATAAGTTTGTTAGCACTACCTTACATTGGTCTGCTACATCACGATGTTCTTTCTGTGTTGCTTTGTCGCAACGAATATCAACGTAGTGCATCCAACTTCTAAGAGTACCATTCATGTACATTCTACTGGTGGTTAGTCCTTCAGGCAATACCTTTCGTGCTACCTCCTTGGCTATACCAAGGCTCAATGCAGCCTCATAGGACCGCCTAGAAGCCACTAAAACATCTGTCTGTAGCTCATCCCATACCGCCATCAATTCTCGGTCCTGAACGGCTATAGAGTTCTGTCTGTTCTTGTTATCCTGTAGCCTCACCTCACTGGTTTCATAGCGTGAGGAAATGGCATAGCGTTGTGAGAATTCTTGGAAGCTAAAGCTACGATGTCGCAATATCTGTCGTGCAATGTCACGGGTTGTCTCAATTTCCATGCACACATTCACCATCTCAAATGGACTCCAGTGTTTGTTGTCCATCAAATACTTCAGCAGCTTGGGTGCTGTGTCAGGGTTGTCCTGATTCTCTGGGTTGCTCACCCTCGCCATGTATGCTATCAGGTGTTCCGCATTGGGTGTAGCCCAGATCAGTGTTACTGACATATTTAGCTCCTTCGTTAACGCCATTCTTAAGTGCTGTAATTATACCGAGATTGAGTAGGAGGTTACGCTCTTCCCAATTTAAATCAAATGTATAGGTGGCACTACCATCATCATGTTCTTCTAACATTTCAACATTCATTTCTTTTTCCTTTCTAGTTTCTCTTCTTCTGTCTTCACTTTATGACAGGGCTTACACATCACTTGCAAGTTCTCTATCTCACAGAAGATACGATCAATGAACATGTCCCAACTAACAAACCCCACCTTAGGATCTACCACTGGTAACACATGATCTACCTGCACATCTGCTGCAACAAAGTGTTTCTTACATTTGGCACATTTGTAATGCATTGCCAGCTTGCCAGTCTTCTTGTTAGTCTTCCTACCAACGAAGGCTTCTTTCAAAGCCTTGAACTTAGGAGGCCAACGCCTAGATGCAGCTCGTAATGCAGAGGTGACAAAGCTCCTGAACCTAGCGTCAGTCCACTCACCACCATTTCTTTTCTTATCTACCAATTGGTGTATCTACTAGATGCGACATGTCAGCAGCATCGTAATGCACAAATAGATCTCTGGCTATTGCCAGTGCTTCGTCAATATCTAGAGCAACAAACTCAGAAAGATACTTATCGTATTCTCCCTCAGCTACATGCTCAACAACAAAGCCATTACTGGCTTCTCTAATGGTTACAGAATTAACTTTCATTCTAGTCCTTCGATATCAACGAAACTAAAGACTACATCCTGTGCATCCATTCGTTCCAACGAAGCAGTTAAGTTTTCAGTGATGGCTTCACTCAGCACTTCCTCATTTAAGTAAACATTGGGTAGGTCTTTAGCTTTAAAGAATACCTTCAGATGAATGTCAACAGCAATCATAATCGTTCCAGTCTTTCTTCTACCAACCTAGCATAGCCAATGATGTCATGCCATGAGTCATGATACCAAGGATCACCATTCACAATGCGAGAGATTTTGTTACAGATGAGATCAAGGCTTTCCTTCATATCATCATCCATCTCTTTCCACTCAGCACCAGACCTAACAGTTTCTTTTAAGGCTTGTGAAACCCTAGAGACATCTTCTTTGTAGTTGCCATACCTAACACCACGTTGTATCAATGTGTCATCTACATTCATTGGATGCCTCCAACTGTCTTGGTGTCAATGGTGAAGTTGCCATCACCAAAGCTATCATGATCTGCGTTGTAAAAGAAATCACCAACATCACCAAACATCTTACCGCAGTACTCAACAAGCTTGTTAGCAAGTTGTTCATCTTCTTCCATATACTGTACAGTTGCTGCCAATATAGTAGCCATACCAATTAAATTATTTACATCATCTTCACTGATAGTGAGTGGTCCAAAGCCACTGACTAACACCTGAAAGTTGTTTTGATATACACCATCTACGATAGTAGGACGCAGGATTAGTGCAATGTCGTTTGGTCTTAAGCTTGTGGAGGAGTCCATATCTGTCCTTCGTATCTGCGTAAAAAAAGAAGCTGAGCATTCTCTAACACACGCTCAGCATCACCCTCGTAAGCTTCCAACACTTTGTTGTACAGCTCAAGTTCATCTGTTGTGTCCCCAATTATCTTGGCTGCTTTCACTGGACCAACACGGAACAATCCTTTGATGTTATCAGCAGCATCACCTGTCAGCATCTGCGTATACAACTTAACCAGAGCTTCCTCCGGTTTGATGTAGTAGCCTAGATGTTTTACAAAGTTGTAATGCCATCCAACAATCTGATCTAAGTCTTTGTCTAAAGAAACAATGACACAATTGTCACCAAGCTTTGTAGCTTCAATGGCAATGGTGTCATCGGCTTCTTCACCTTCAGATATAGAAGCATTCCATTCTTTTACTAGATAGTCTCTAAGAAAAGCTAGATGCTTTGGCTTAGGCTTGTCAACTCTGTTGCCCTTGTAAGGCACAGTGGTGGCTATCTTGTATCGGAAGTTGTTCTTACCTGTTAGGTGCATACTCCAACTATCCACGAAGCAATCAGGATAGATGTTATCAACACCGCACATGAGAACATCAACGATTAAACGATCCAGTGTACGCTGTGCCGTTGCTTCGTCTTCGTCCTCACATGCAGATGCTGCCCGATAAGCGAAGATGTCGCTATCGAACAGAGCTTTCATTTACAGCACATCCTCATCGTCTGCGCTGATACCTGCTGCTCCTGCATACTCTACCAAGTCAGTGACAACCAGCTTCTTCAATGAAGGGCTAACACCTTTCTTGTTCTTGTATGTCCAAGAATAATAAGACACCAAGGCTTTACCCTTGCTACCATTACCAATGGCTTCAGTGATTTCATCATTGTCTGTATCAAAGACACGAATAGGCTTCTCTGATTTACATGTAATGTAACGACCCATGTCAGCCTTCTTATCTTCACCAGTTTGTACACTGATGCCCATCTCTTCCAATGCTTCAACAGCAGCATCAGACAGGTTGCATAAGTTCAACTGGAACTTACCAGACATGTCATTCACTTTGTTGTGCTGACACCAGAACAAATCAGCCTTCAGCTTAATCGCTTTCTTTTCTTCACTCATAATATTCTCCAATATAAAAATGGGCTGAACGGCAGCCCCACAACCGCCATAGTTAAACTTTGTTTTCGTCTAACCGATGATCACCACACCAGTCGGTAAAATATACCACTGGATAACCTCCCATTGTAGGGGCATGCCTACGGCATCGTCCAATCTCACTAGCATCTCCGAGTAGTTGGTTTGTTTTAGGAACAAACCAGATACAAGTTTTGCATCTCATACCATCTAATCTATGTTTCCAAGGATCAGGGTTGATAACACCTTTAGTCTCATACATATCTATCTCCTTAATATTACTTAATTATAAAGATGTTTTCTGCAAATAGCTAGAAGCCGTTTGTAAAAACTTCACACTATCTTGAAATAAACCCAAGCCACGATTACAGTTATGACAGAGCATACCCCTCACTCTACCTGTTGCATGACAATGATCCACCACAAGTTTTATCTTATGGTGAGCTTGCATTTTAAAACCCTCACTGCCACAGATAGCACACTTCTCATCTTGATTCTTGAGCATCTCCATGTATTCAGAATAGTTTATTCTATATTCTCTTTGTAGATACTTCTCTATCAAAGCAATGTCTGCACATTCCTGACTGCAATACATATGGCTAGGAGCCATTGGTTTAAATACAGTAGAGCAAAGCCTACAAGGTTTTTCTTTAAAGAATCCCTGTGGATATTTCTTTGGCTCTGCTGTCATTTCTGCCTGTCTTTTGTTTCCTTTTAAGTACATAGTGAAAACCCTTTCACCATAGGTATACCATAAAAATATGTTCAGTTCAAGTCTTAGTGAACATCTCGCCAGTTTTTACCTATGCGTCCTTCAGCACCAACAGGACAACGAAACCCTAAAGATATACCTGCATCTAGTGCTGCTTGTATTGTCAGGTCTTTAACTAGTTCTGCTTGTTCAGGGACACACTCAAGCACTACCTCATCATGAACAACAGCAAGTAAACGAACATCTAGAGAATGCTCTTTATACTTCTTGTTAGCTTCAACAAGCCATTGCTTAGCTATGATAGCCCCTGCCGATTGCAACAAAGTATTCAATGCTGCGTGTTCTGATCTAATCCATACACGCCTACCATCAAGACCGGGCAAATGTCCTTTGCTCATGAACTTAGATATCTTTTTCTTCAGCGCAGCTAGGCCGGGAGTATTATTAATAAAGTTATCTAAAAGTTTCTTACCCTTAGAACTATTAGCACCCACAATACTACCAATCTTTACTGCTCCTGCACCATATGATGCGGCATATACCAAAGTCTTCGATAGATTTCTAGCTTTCTTATGTTCGGGATTGTTATCATCTTTGACTGTTCCTTCAGGAACTAGACCAAAACTTTGTGCATTCTTCCAGTGAACATCACCATTCAGAAGTTCATGCTGCCACCCTGCATCTTGTAGATAGTGAGACATACAGCGTAGCTCAATACCAGACAAGTCAACACCAACCATAACTTTGTCTTGAGGAACAACCCACATTTCCCTACATTCCAAACCATAAGCCACAGATGCATTAGGAATCTGTCCAATGTTTGGATTACTGTGTGTCATCCTTCCTGTAACTGCGCCATTGGTAGTTACCCTACCATGCACTCTGCCATCATCGGCTACCAATTCAAGCCAACTACTTATCTGAGATACACGCTTTTGAATCATTAAGTATTCAGCTACAAGCTTAGCTTCTGGTAAGTCAATCTTCTCAAGCACAGCTTCATCAACAATGACATTGCCTTTGTCTGTCTTCTTTGTGAAGACAACACC